GAGGCTTCTCTCTGTCCGGCGCTCTGATTACCGGCTCTTGCTTCCAAGCTATCGCCATCATACGAAAAGCATCCGCAGGGTGGCTAGTCCAATCGTGTCGCGGGGTCTGTCTGAATGCCTTCTTGTCCTCGTCGTACTCGCGCTGGTACTGCTTTAAAGCCTCGATGCCCTCGTAACACTTGTTGTCAAACCAAGTAATCGGCAGCATCTTTCTTACCGCTTGAATGCCGTCTTGGATCGACAAATCAGGGACGATAGCCAACGAGGAAATGCCCAAGTGCGCCCCAAGCTGCTCGATGATGGACTTGCCGCCGCTGGCAAGGGTCTTGGCTTTCGCGTCGTGCGGTAGCCAATGCTTACCATAGCGATAACCTCGGCTCTCGATAACCTGCGCGAGTTCTTCAATGTTTGCGCCCGATACCGAGTAATGGTCGATAACATGGATTTCTCCCCGCAAGACTTGATACCACCAAATCGCCGTATCGTCCCGATAGCCCAAGTCCCACGCGGTATGCACCGGTACGCTCGGGTCAACATCAATGCTTGTTACACGCCCTTGCTGCTCCAGTTCTCTGAATTCTGTGCCGTAAAAAGCTCCGAGGATTGCAGCTTCAAATGAGCATTCGTACTCCTGCAAGTACTGATCCTCGGACAATTGCGCCCTAGCTGCTGCAAGCTCGGATGGAGGAAGCAGCCCCGACGAAGAAGCGGGCAGACGCAGCAGGAACCACTCGCGAGGGGAACGAGTGGCGTTTTCATAGATTGACCAAAACTGATTCTTTCCTTTGGGCGTTCCACCGAATACCGCCCAACCCTGTTTATCAGACAGCGCAGGACGAATGACGTTACCCCATACGCTCGGCTTAAAGTCGCCGTATTCATCCATGTAAATGCCATCAAAACCTAGACCACGCATAGCGTCGGCGTTATCAGCCCCGAACAGCCTAACCTTTGCCCCGTTTATCAGGGTAACGGTAAGTTCACTTTCGTTACTGTCTGCAATGATCGGCTCTGCAAAGGTCTTGAGATAGTCCCAAACAACAGACTTAGCCTGGCTGCGATAGGGGGCGATGTAGCCAAACAGAGGAAAGGCTGATTGGCAAGTAGCCGCTGCCCTGATTACGTCATTGATAGCCGCAACCGTCTTACCGGCGCGACGATGAGCGACTAAGCAACCCCATCGCTGCGTGCGTGCATGGAAAGGTAAAAATGCCCGTCTTGGCGCATAGGGCAGGATTATTTCGGATCGGCCCATCGGATCGTCAACTCTTGCGGCCCGCCCTCCGGCCCTGTGTTTTCATGGCGCTGCGTTTCAGCCCACCGCATCTGCGCCTTAGTCCACCAAATCAGCGCAGTCGTATCGCCGCCCTGAGCCTTGTTGTAAAGCGTCTTGGCGATAGATGCCGAAGCCGTAGCCTTGCCGACCGCAAGTTCTTTCTCGTAGTATTTTCTGAGCGTGACGTGGCAAATCCCCATCAAAGCGGCGATCTGATCGTGAGGCAAACCCAAGCCCGCGGCTTGTTTAGCTTGCTCTCTGCTTTTCTCTGTCGGTTTGTGCTTTTCTTGTGCCATTTTATTGACTAAATCATGCGGCTTTACTTAACTTAACAAATGGTTCATTTGTTGCTTCTAGGTAAGCAGTCTTGCCGGTGAATTCTTGCCACCGTTGAACGATGACATCGCAATACTTGGGGTCAAGTTCCATTACATAAGCATTGCGCCCAGTTTGCTCCGCGCCAATCAAAGTTGAGCCTGATCCACCAAAAAGGTCTAAAACGTTCAACAACTTTATGTGATTACCAAATGCCCTCACCGATAAAGCAACAGGTTTTTGCGTTGGATGCACATATTTTGAGTCTTTGCTTATAGACCACAAATCTGATTCATTTTTTACCACTTCGTCAACCGCGCCATTAAACAAACAAAATTCATGTTGATGACGATAACCTTTGCCCAATCCAAACACGTTTTTTGCCCAAACTATGCACGCCTTGTATTCCAATTTATTTTGCAATGCAGCGTAAAATTTCCAGTTGCACCAAATGTAGTAGGCTTTGGGTTGTATTGTGGTTATCGTGTTACAAATTTCAGCAATAAATGTTTCAAAGTTTTGTTCACTCAAATCATCATTTTTGATAACGTCATGCTTTCCTGATCGTCCGTTGAAAGCCATGTTGTACGGCGGGTCAGTAAAAACCAAGTCTACTTTTTGTCCGGCCATCAACTTTTCGACGGCATCAACACTTGTTGAATCCCCGCACATCAAACGATGCTTTCCGAGCACCCAAACATCGCCAAGTTTTGTTACAGGGTTTTCAGGGATTTCAGGGACGGCATCCTCGTCCGTCAAGCCTTCAACCACGGTCGGAGTCAGCAGCGCGTTGATTTCGTCCGTTGAAAATCCTGTCAACGACAAATCGAAATCCATATCCTTGAGATCGCCCAGTTCCAAGGCCAGCATCTCATCGTCCCAACCCGCATTTAGCGCCAGCTTGTTGTCAGCGATGACATAAGCCCGCTTCTGCGCGTCAGAAAGGTGGCTAAGCCGGATACAGGGCACTTCGGCTAGTTGCAGCTTACGAGCCGCTAGAAGCCGTCCGTGGCCGGCAATAATACCGCCCTGCTCGTCAATCAGGATCGGGTTGGTAAAGCCGAATTCCTTGATACTGGCGGCAATTTGAGCCACTTGCCCGTCATCATGGGTACGCGAATTCTTGGCAAAAGGGATTAAATCGCCAACGGGAAGGTGTTCAATCTTCACTTGCCCATCCGTTTCATGGCTTCGGCTAACTTCTTGCCCTTGTCAGCTTGGTTAAATTCCTTCGCTACTTTGACCGGCACGCCGACCTTCTTAGCGAACTTTGGGTCGTGTGCAGCCGCCGCCATGAGTCGAGCTTGCTGTGGGGATGTGCTTGGCATTATTTCAAGAACCTCAGTTTGTAGAGCGTCGAATCAATCTGATCCGCGATCTCGTCCACGATGTTCTGAAGCTGACTTTCGCTTGGCAGGTCTTTGCGGATATCGTCGACGAACTCTTTGATCTGCGTCAGGTACTTGACCGGATCGGTCGCCAGGTGAAAGTCCTTGGGGTAATTCGTGATGATGTCATAGCACCCCTGATACGCTTCTGCCCACTTGTCGGCAAGCTCGACGATAGCGTCGTAATACTCACCAAGCGCCATGTGCTGAGCAAAAGACTTGGTTTGCAGGTGCATGAAGTGCGTGACGGTCGCTGAGTGAAAAAGAACACTAACAAACGCCGCAGCCGATTCGTTGTATTTCGACATTTTTCACCCTTTTTCAGCAATAACCCGATGTTATTCGGGATTTTTCATGGTGTCAAGCGCGTAATTTGACCATTTGAGCAATCATGATTTCGACCGTATCTTTCACGCCCTGCACATCCCGAACGATTGCCCTGCACCCTGTCCATTGCAACGCAAACTTTTGTTGATCCTCGGTTTCCTTGCCTTTCGGCCCTTTGACCTCGACCAGCCACGTAACCCCTCCAAACGCGACGAGAAGGTCAGGCACGCCCTTTCCCATCGCCGCAAGGGATAACACCGCACAGCCCCGCATTTTGAACTCTGTGACGATTTCCTGATGGTTTGCATCGACTTTAGCAAAGCGTCTCAATTTGCCGCCTTTTTTATCGCTTTTGTAGCCTCAACCTCGGCAAATACATCCAAACCTGTTTCAATCGTGATCCGCATATCGTTGACCAGCAATTCTAAACGCACACCGTCAGAACAGTCTTTTTCGGTTAAATCGCTGTTTGCCTGACCAAACGCAAGAACAGTCGAACAAATACCATACAAAACTTCCAAGGCTTCCCGTTCGTCTACCGTCGAAAATTGGCACATAGTTGCTCCGTCTGTTGTAACAATTCTTGCTCTGTCCCGTACCGCTTCTCAAATTCCTTGCGCCAGGGATGCCGACTGACATACTCAGGGGTATTCCTACCGCTTCTGTGATGCGTCGGACACAGGCATATCACAAACATTTCACCTGCCCGTTTGCTGCCACTCAGGACATGGTGGATATCGCCGTCCGAGCGCACGCCGTGAAACAACCGGCAAACAATACAGCCCAAGTCTCTGACTTTGGCGTGCCATGCCTGTTCAACTTTTGTCACACAGCTTCCCACAATAATTTTTGTCCTTGCAATTTTTCAGCAATGTCAACTCTAGGACGAGTTTTTACATTCCAATTGCCGCCACCTTTCAAGCCAATAAGTTTCCAATTTGATGCTTTTAAACTTGCACCGCCTTCATCCGGCAACGTATAAGTAATCAATCGTTTATATCCCAACGCCTTTGCAGCTTTCCAGGCATGGCTGTATAACATTGAACAAGCATTCTTTGTTCCATCTGTGCAACATCTGTTTACTTCTAAAGTCCAACCATCATCCAATTTTCTAGCTATTGGCCTTCCAACTAAAACAACGCCAACAATTTTTTCTCCATCAGATACAGCCAAACAAAATTTACATCCAACAACAGGTTTATGATGGCGATGCCAAATTTTTACAATTGCATTTGCTTCAATAAAAGAAATTGGCACAATTTCTAGTTTTGTCATGGTCTGCCATCTTTGCCTATCCAACCCATGCCAGCATAGTCATTTTGATCTTCGTATTCTTCATCATCCAATTCAATTCCCGCCTCAACGGATGCGGCTTTCAACCACTCTAGCCATTCCGAGAATTTCGCTTTGGTGTATTTGCTCGTTCGCCTGCCAAGCATAACAACCCCTCCATTTAGCCCCATAGCCAGCCGTGGCGACGTTTCGCCCTCGAAAGCGGCTGTCAATACGTCCTTCCATTCCTCGGCGCTCATGCGCGTTTTTGCGCCGTTAACCACCCATATTTTTTGCTTAGCCCAAGCATCGAGGATGGGCCATTGCGCCGCGTTTTGGTCTAGGGTGCGGTCAGTATTCATAATTAACCGACGTTTTGTTTGTTTGCAGCAGCTTTGCGCCGTTCTTCAAATGGAATTGCCTTGCCATTTCAGTCTTGGGTGACATAGTGACAATCCGAAACCATCCTTGTTTTCTGATTTCTTTAACCAGCGCATTCACTAGCTTGCTGCCGCATCCGGACTTGTAAGACCAAACCGAATACAACACCACCCAATAAGATGGCTGTATCCAGCCTTTTGCAAAAAGTTCGCGTTCTGTTTTGGGCATTGATCCCGGCTGACTAACGCACACAACCGCGCCTATCTGCCGATCTTCTACCCACGCATAAACACCACGATTTTTACCTTCGATGCGCCGCTTCGGGCTGATATTGGGGCGCACAGGGTCATCGCGCAGGATTGGGTCAGGTTCAAGCAGTTGGACTAGCATTTCCGCACCCATACGCGACACATACGGCCTGACGCGCCTTTCTTCTTACCTTCGGTGTAAGCCAAGTCCAGCCGTTCTAGTTCGCTCATGCGCCTAGCGACTGCGTTGTGATCCAAGTCTGTGCGGGCGGCTATGTCGTAGATCGTGCCTGGCTGTTCTAATGCTTGCAGGATGATGCCGTGATGCTTAGTGGCAAGTTCTGCTGCTTGATCCGCTGCTGCATGACTGGTATCAGGATCGGTGTTGCGTACACGCGGAAAGTGCAAGTTGGGAAACCATTTATCTAATATCATTTTTTTGTCCATTCATAGTAAAGGTTGTTTTCATGTGCCCTCACTTCTACTACCGAAAACTCAGCCGCAAACGCCCTCACTATTGCCGCTGATTCGGGCATAGCTGCTGCCCGTTCTTCTCGCGTCATACCCTGCACGCGTACTACATTTTCAACTCTTTGCCTCCAGCTTATGCTGCCCGTAACCGCAGGCGATATTGAGTCATGTCCTCGCCCGGTCTTGCTGGCACTCCGATCTTCCTGCCGTGTTCCATTGTTAGCTGATCGCTTGTCCACCATGCGACTACCTTCTTCTCAGGCATTGATATTTCATCGTCGAAGCGTTCGCCATTAAGCCAGCTTGCAGGGTGAGGAATGAACTGTTTATCTCGCCCCTCGGCTGTCCACATCCGCACATGGTCATCTATCGCCTGTAGTGCTTTCTGTTGCTGCTCGGCAGTCAGCCTTGACCATGCTTTTTGTGCATCTTTGCGGGCGACTTTTTTGGGGTATTTGGAATAAAACTCGTCGAACATTTTGCCTCCATCTCTCTGATATCCATCGCTGCATCTGCTACACCGTGCCAATCCTCTTGCCTCACCTTCAGTAACAGATATTGCAACATGATCTCTTTATCAGTCATAAATTTCCTTAAGCAAATTCGAAAGATGGTTGTTGTAGTCTTTTGTTTTGCAGTTCTGCATAAGCAGGGTTTAGTTCGCATCCTAGATATTTGCGCCCTAGGTGTTGTGCAACCTGTGCAGTTGTTCCGCTGCCCATAAATGGATCAAAAACAACGCCACCAACAGGCGCACCGGCAAGAATGCAAGGTTCGATTAGGTCTTGAGGAAACACCGCGAAATGAGCGCCCTCGTAAGGCTTGGTAGCAACAGTCCACACGCTGCGGCGATTGCGCGTTTCCGGAATTTGCCAAGGCGGTGCGCCGGGTTTTTCGTTGCCCGTTGCTTCCTTTCCGTTTAATACTCTGGCAGCTTTGCTTTTACTGTTGAATGGATAAGATTCACCTGCAAATATTGCAGGTTCTTTAATTGCATCAATGTCGTAGTAATACTTTTGTGACTTGCTCAACAGAAAAATGTATTCATGCGCCTTAGTGCAACGATCCTGCACGCTCTCAGGCATTGGGTTCGGTTTGTGCCAAATAATGTCTTGACGCAGATACCAACCATCAGCACGGAGTGCAAAGGCCAGCATCCAAGGTATGCCGATTAGGTCTTTTTCCTTCAAACCGTCTAGCTTGTTACCACGCCTTGCACACGTTTGCGGTAAGTCTTGATCGTTGTTGGCAACTGACTGTTTTACCAAGGCTTGACCTTTGCCGGGCCTGTAGTTGTAGTAGCTGTCACCAATGTTTAGCCACAAAGTCCCGTTATCTTCCAGCACATCCCACACACATCGAAACACCTCAACCATTGCAGCGATGTATTGTTCCGGCGTTTCCTCTAGCCCGATCTGACCTTCATGTCCGTAGTCACGAAGTCCGTAGTAAGGCGGCGATGTAACACACGTTTGAACCTTCACACCTTGACGCGCCCACTCTCGCATCGTTGCTCTACAGTCACCGAACTCTATAAGGTTCATGTTATCTCTTAGTAGTATCTGCTCTTTGGTGAGCGCACGTAGCCTTAGCCTGTGCGCCCTTTAGTAGCTGCTCTTCGGAGCCGCGACACGCGACAGTCTTTCGGTCAAGGGCACTATCTTCGCCACCCTTCTATGCGCTGTTTCAGACCTAAGCCACCAGTAGCGCTTTCCACTCATGACGCTGTTGCTCTCATTGCCCATCATGGTGTAGCCCAAAAGAAAAACCCCTACGGCTGGGCTTCAGACCTCGACGGAAGTGAGCAGGTATCCACCAATTTGCTCTCGACAGCCGAAGCCCATGCGTAGGGGTTCGCGGTGAATACCTTTTCACGCTTCCGGCGTGGCCCGATCTTTCTCTCGGACAGGGATAGAATGGCACAGTCAAGCCACCTTGTCAACTACTGCTGCGGGACGATCTCGGACACCATCTGCTCGACGGGGATGTAGTCGACAGGATTAACCACCAGCGCCCCGTTCGTGATGACTTGGAGCTTGTACGCCACGCCCTCGGGAATCTGCCCACGCTTCGCCCATTGGCTGACTGCCTGGCTGGTAATGCCCAATGCTTCTGCCAGCTTGCGCCGATTGCCGAAATGCTGCTCTGCCTGCTGAACTTTCATACTGCCTCCTGTAAGTTAACTTGCAAAGTATCCTAACTTGTGTCAAGGTATCTTGTCAAGCAGCGTTGCATTAGTTAACATTACTTTACAATTTTCCTTTGCAACAAGTGTTGACAAGTGGCAACTAGGTAAGTAAAGTCCGTCCTGTAGCACGAATTGACAACAACAACTTTTCGGAGGTTTCCCGATGTTTGATTTCCAAGTAGTTCCTTTTGACTTCGCCTCTACCGAGGTAACTATCGTCGCTCAGTCGGAGCGTGGTTTGCAGTTGTTTGCGGAGCGTTATGGCTTCGCTTGCACCAGCATCAAGGTTCGCAAGTCGATTGCTCCCGACGTTGCGGAAAAAATTGAAGCTCTCGGTTACACCATTCAGTAAATTCACAAGGGGGCGCAAGCCCCCGCTAATTGACAACAACAGGAGACACCATGAACCTCTGCCGAGAATGCGTTCACTTTAAGCGCAATGAAGCAAACGCAGAAGCATCCGAATGCCGACGCAAAACAATTGTTTCGCCAGTTACCGGCGCTTACTTGCAAATCTTTTGCAACACCGAACGAACGGACTTCGGTACTTGCAAGCCCGATGGCATCCACTTCACAAAAGCAACGCCTGTCATTGAAGAGTGGGATAAGACCCGCGAGTGGGAACGCTGGGTAGATCGCGGCGACTACGACTACGACGTTTTTTCACGCAAACTGAGGGCAGGCACATGAACGGCGACCGCGCAGTGGCTATCGGCTTCACCATCATTTTTTTACTTATCGTTACGGGAGTGCTGTCATGAGCGTTTACACCAAACTAATGCAAGCAAGGCTGTTCCTGCAAGCCACAAAACTGAACAAGTCGGGCGAAAACAAGTTTGCAGGGTACAAATATTTTGAACTGGGAGACTTCCTGCCGACGGTGCAAGAAATCTTCCATAACCTCAAACTTTGTGGGGTGGTGTCCTACACCGCCGACATTGCCCGCCTGACAATTATTGACACCGAGGACGGCTCGCAGCTTGAGATCACCTCGCCGATGGGGTCAGCCGCCCTCAAGGGATGCCACGAAGTTCAAAACATCGGCGCAGTCGAAACCTACCAGCGCCGGTATCTGTGGGTCACGGCGATGGAGATCGTCGAGCATGATGTGCTGGATGCGACTAACGGCAAAGATATCCCTCAGAAACGCTTAGAAACGCTTGAGACGCATTTGCACGCTATCGCCACATCTCAAGCTGCGGATGCGCTGAAAACCGCCTACACGCTTGCTTACAAGGAAGCTAAGGAAGTCGGCGACACGGACGCAATGGCAAAAATTGTTGCTGCCAAGAACACGCGCAAAACGCACTTGGAGGAAGCATGAAAGTTTTGTCAATGCCGCAGGGTAGCCCCGAATGGCTCGCAGCGCGGGCGGGTAAGGTCACAGCGTCCAGAATCAACGATGTTATGGCATCCAAGACCACAGCCGCCTACCGGGACTATCGGGCGCAGATCGTGGCTGAGATTCTGACGGGACAGCCGCAAGAATCCGGTTTCACCAATGCTGCAATGCAATGGGGAACTGACCAAGAAAAGTTTGCCCGCGCTGAGTACGAACTGGCTTGCGATTGGACGGTGGACGAAGTTGGCATAGTGCTGCATCCGACAATCGAACGCGGCGCAGCTTCACCGGATGGGCTGGTGTCAACGAATGGCTTGGTCGAGATCAAGTGCCCCAAGACCGCAACACATTTGCAAACGCTGATCGACAAGAAACAGCCTCGCCAATATGAAAATCAGATGCTGTGGCAAATGGCTTGCACAGGTCGTGAATGGTGCGATTTTGTATCCTACGATCCTCGACTGCCCGAAGATTTGCAATTGTTTGTTCACCGATTCGACCGCGATGATAAACGCATTGCGGAAATCGAAGAAGCAGTAACGCAGTTCCTGTCCGAAGTAGATGAAATGATTGAAAAAATAAGGAAGAAATAATGGCTTACATACCGAAACCCGGCTCGTTCACGCTGTTCAAGAACCACAACAAAGAAGCCGAGAACCATCCCGACTATCGAGGCGATGGGATGGACATGAATGGCGAACCTGTGTGGGTTAGCGCCTGGATCAAAGAAGGCGCAAAAGGCAAGTTTATGTCTTGCTCAATGCAGCACAAGAACAAAGATCAGCCGAAAAAGAAAGCCGGTGATATGTCCGACATGGATGATGATTTGCCCTTCTGATCTACGGGGGAAAGCTGTTGCTGGCATGGGGTTGCGACTACGCAGCCGAGCGCAGCCAGCGCAGCAAGTACCCCACCAACTTGAGGAAACACAATGGACTACGATTATTTTGGAAAAATTCGTGAGTGGGCGAATGATCGCAACTTAGTCAAAGGTAGCACCCTGCAAGCGCAAGTTGTCAAACTGTTAGAGGAATCCGGCGAACTTGCCGCTGGCGTTGCTCGCAATGACATAGATGTCATCGTCGATTCAATCGGCGACATTATGGTAGTGCTTACCATCATTGCCGCGCAGATTGATATGCCTGTCGAAGAATGTCTTGATCTCGTGTGGCAAGAAATCCGCTATCGCAAAGGCAAAATGGTTGATGGCATCTTTGTGAAAGAGAACGACAATGGATGAAGAAGCCCAAACAGTAGCCTGCACTCAACTTCTTGCAAACGTTGTTTCGCTTGCAGTGCTTGATGCTTGCTTGAAGCCCGTCAAACGCAACGATTCAGCAAGGCACAAAGTTCCCGTCGCTCAAGATAAAGCGATGGATGCAATGATGTTTCTCATGGAAGGAGCAAAAAATTACATCGAAATGATCGGCATGGAAGGCGATAGATTCAAAAAGCAACTGATAAAAGCCATGTATGACGATTCACAAAACTATTTTACGCATCACATCACAACAGAGCAAAGACGCAACTTTCGATTCAATCTTTACTTTTGGCAAAACAACCCTGCCCGACGCAGATTCTTACCGGAGGATGATGATGAGACTAGCTGACGCAATCAATTGGATGATGACCTACGACGCACTACAGCCCGACTTGATCGACGTATCAAACTGGAGGCCGCACGATCCGCGACGCTACGACGAACAACGCAAGGAGTGCATCAAGTATTTGCGGGAAAGGAATCTATACATCCTCGATGGCAAGTTCACGCCTACCAAAGCCTCGCACACCGACATAACCGTGATCTTTAACCGCGCTCGTCAACAGCAGGGCGAAACCTTGATACAGGTAGCCAAATGAAAACTTTAATTTGCTTTGCAGTTGTCATTCTTAGCGGCTGTGCATCGCTTCAGCCCACAGCAAGCACTACCGTACCGGAGGCTATCTCTAGCCTGCAAGTCGAAAAGGAAGTGCCGCCGCTGTCCAGGCTTGAAGTCATCAATGGCATTGGCGAGTGCGAAAAAGCCGGTATGCGCCCCGTAGTCATCAGCACAAAGCGCAAAGTAAATAATCAGCTAGTTCCTTCTGTCGTGGATGTAACGTGCTTGCCAAAACTCTGAAACCCCGCGCCCGTCAAATCATCGAAGGGATGCAGGAAGTTCTGCGTAGGGAAATGGAACTCACCGCCACCAACATCGCCCTCGTTCTTAACGATGATGCTGGAAATATCACCCGCTACATGACAGGCATGGTGCGCGATGGTCTTGTGTTACGCATGGGTTTGCAGCTTCAATGGAACAGCAAAACCCGAGCCAAACACATGATATGGCGCATCAATTACAAGAAACTGAAGGAATTGGAAAATGAGGAAGCAGCGACGCTGGCGGCTGAAGGAACACCCGGCACAATGCACGAAATGTCACGAGATGAAGCCGCCCAACGATTTCAACTTGACCGAATACAAAACGCTCTCGTCCTGGTGCAAAGAGTGCCACCGCGTGCTGTGCCGTGAGCGTTACCATCTTACAAAGGAAAAAAAATGATCTTTTGGGGAGGCTTGTTTATGATTGCAGCATCGTTTGCTGTGTTTATCGCGTTTTGTGATCCTATCAACGACAAACGCACATGGCTTGAGGATTCCTGCGCTGCTGTGATGATGATGGGATTAGGCATTGCTATCATCGGCGCTATTGTATGGATCGCATCATGAAAGACTATTCAGAAAGCATTCTTGAAGTCGATAAGCTACGCAAGGAAATACACAATGCTGCACTTGCTAAGCAATGGTGGAAAGCCTCGGCATTGACTAATGATCTTCTCGTGGCAGTCGCTGAACTGAAGATCGAATTTCACGACCGGCAAAAGGAACAAAATGGAAAACTATGAACGCTGCAAAGTGTGTGACGTTGCTTTCAAGACCGGCGACAAGGTCATGTGGTGCAAAGTCAATTCATGCCCCGAGACTGACCAGCGGGTTATGAGTGAACAGCAATACCGTTGGGTTATGAAGAAAAAAGCCGCGCTTCATCAGTTCGACGCTTGACCAACCCTGGCAGGACTTTGCCCCCTGCCTTGGTGAACTTCATGAACTCAGCCGCAGCCGCTTGGTAATCCCTCCGCAAAACCTTCTGACGGAGGGTGCTGCGCTGTAGTGTTCCCAAACCAAGATTAAAAGCAAAGCTGACGAGAGCATCAAATTTACTTTGTGTAAGCTCTCCGCAATACTGAGTAACGCCGCGTTCAAATCGAGCCAAATCGTTTGCAAGAATTGCATCCACTTCCTCCTTGCTCCACACCCGATTGTCCTCGGGGTGTAAGTCTACTTTCAGCCGGTCAGCCATTGTCAGCTTCGCGTGGTCGGGATACATGACGTGCCCGATCCCGATAGTCCATAGGTTCGCAGGGCAACGGTAAGGCTTGTAACGCACGCCCTCATGATGTGCAATCATCTTGATGCACAACGGCGAGACTTTCATCGCTTGAATGCCTGCCCGCCAAAGTAGAAAGCAATAATTGACGAGAAAATAATCTGCGAGTCGTCATCCCACAGGTTGTTCAGCGCTACGTCAAACGCCACGCCCGTTTTGAAGGCGTACAGGAAGCCGAATACATCCACGAACACCAGCAACAGAAACATGCCGTAGGCGATGCCAGGACGCACCATAGCGCGTGCGTTGACTACCCATTGACTAGCACCCTTGGCGCTGTCCGTGTCGTGCTGTAGGAGGGCGATTTTCTCGGTTACAGCGACTTGCTGAGATTGAACGGCTAATTCCTCAGTCCGGCTTTGTGCCTGCACTTTGATCTGCTCGGTCTTGATTTCCTCAATTTGCTTCTCAAGCTCAAAACCGGCTTTCTTTAGCTCTAGTTCCCGCTCAATCTGCATTTGCGCTAGGGCAATCTCGTGCTTCTTGTCGGCTCGGTCTTGGAAAAACGACAAGATCGACGGCAACCCGCCCATAAGGAACGAAAGTGAACTTGAGATAAGAGATAGCATTTCAGCCTCTGAAGTAGATTGCAACGAATACAATGATGCCGCCAATGCCGAGGAATACAAAGATTCCCGCAGTCATCAAGGCTTGCTCAAATTCTTCTTTTTTCCTTGCAGCGCGATCTTTTGCTAACCTGGCCTTACGGATAGCCTCTCGGTTTGCTTCATCCTGTTCGCCGCTGATCCTATCGCGTTCTGCACACAGCTCTGCATACAAGTCCATCTCGCCTTTGAGAGCGAACATGTCCCGCAATTCGCGCTCAAACTCCCTTGCCTGCTTGCGCTGCATGACAATGGTAAAAGCCTGAGACAGGGCGCTTTCTTGCGCTGCTGCCTCTTTAGGATCATCAGGCTTCGGGGATGCTTTTGCCGCCTCGACTTGTTTGGCGGCTTTCTCAATCTGACCCTGCGCCGTGAAAAACTTGGACAGTTCCCCGTAGCAATCACGGATTTCCTTGCCCATGTTGATCGCCTCTTTGACGAAGGCGACCGAAGTCTTAGCTACGGCAAACGCCGCTCCAATCGTTACGGGGTCGATCATTCATTTAGCCCCCTGTTTTTGTTACCAAGTGCAGCAACAAAAGAATGATAGAGCCAGCACACGCCAGCAAAATTGATTCAAGGCGTTTAATACGAAGGATAGATTCTTTCCACCGCTCCGCGCAAACGGCTTCATGGGTCATAAATCGCGATTCAATGTCCTGTTGCATTTATCAGCCCCATGATTTCATCAATGGATTCTTGTACCTCCCAAGAATTGCCATTCATGCCAAAAGCGACGGTAATTTTTGTGCCGTCCTCTTGCTCATTTTCAAAAAATGACATCATTGCTTCGGTGTTGAGGATTAAACCTTCACCGATACGGCCTTTAGTAGCATTGGTCAGCTTGATGAGTTTCATGCTTGCACCCAAGAATTCGTAGCCTCATCCCATGAATACAAGCCATCAGTCGGCATCGGTACAGGCGCATCCCACAAACAGGAATTCTCGTTCAGCACCCAAGACGGGAACGGTTGCGGAGGAATAAAAGCATCGCGCTGTTCATCATAGGTGTAGCCGATTCCTGCGTAATTTTTGCGGAATGGCGTACCTCCTAACAAGTGAACACCGCCGCTTGTGTTGTATGAAGTCTGCTTGTAGACATCGCCAGTACGCGCCGACAGTTCAGCTTCTTTGCCGTTATCCTCGTCCCGTCCAACAGTCACAAAAATTACAACATTGTTTGAATCAAGTTTTGCAAAATGTGCCATGATTTTTCCTATGCAAACACTACTTTTTCACTAGTGGTCGAAGTGGCTGTGACTGAATAAATGTTAAAGCCACCGGATGTGGTTTTAGTTTTCGTTACGCCAGAACTAAATGTTGCAGTTATCGTTGAAGGTACTTTGATGATGACGATGCCTGAGCCGCCTGCCGCTCCTGCACCACTTGACGCGCTTCCACCACCACCACCGCCTGTGTTTGCAGTTCCAGCTGTGCCAGAACCATTGTAAGAACCATTCCCACCGCCACCAGCGCCGCCTGCTCCTGCGCCGCCGCTGTTAGCGCCACCACCGCCGCCACCTGCGTAAGTGACTGATGAACCAGTAATAGAGTTTGCAGTTCCAGCGCCTCCATCACCAACACCCGACGAATAATTTGTGTGCCCATTAGCACCAGCAGCACTAGCTCCCCCGCCACCGCCTGCAACTAAGTTTGTTCCTGCGCCTGAAGGAGTAAGAAAACTACCTCCAGCATTACCTTGCCCACTTGTACCCGCGCCACCCGTTGACGGTTCGCCTTGAGAACCACCACCCGAACCACCTGCCGAACCATTATTATTTGCGTATGCGCCGCCGCCGCCACCTGTTGACGTAATTGTTGAAAATACAGAATTTGAACCATTTACGCCTTGAACACTAGTAGCGCTTCCAGCGCCACCAGCACCAACAGTAACGGTGTAAGCAGTTCCAATCGACAAACTTTGTGATGTAAATGATTGGTAACCACCTGCGCCGCCACCACCACCTCTATTTCCTCCAGCACCACCACCACCCGCAACAACAAGATAATCCGCTGAAAATGTTCCTGTGCTAAATGTCACCGTTTCGCTTGTCGTACTAGTGGCTGTCACGGAATAAACGTTATAACCTGAAACAGACGTATTGAGCGTGTATGTCACACCGCTTGAAAAAGTAGCGCCTGTCGTATTTGGCACTTTGATGATCACAATGCCTGAACCGCCCGCTTTGCCCGCGTAATACGAAACTGATTGATACCCGCCCGCGCCACCGCCGCCGCCTCGGTTTGCAGTTCCAGCCGTTCCTGCATCTCCATTTGCGCCGCCGCCGTTGCCGCCGCCGCCCGAGCCGCCCGTTCCTCCTTGAGCCGCGCCTCGACCATCTCCACCCCCCGCGCCGCCGCCTGCGTAAGTTACTGACGATCCCGATATGCTGCTCGCAACTCCAGCGCCACCATTTCCAGCATTGCCCGACGGGGAACTTCCACCAACTGCACCTGCGCCACCACCACCGCCGCCGGTAACATCACCCGCACCACTATTGTGTCCTTGCGCTCCATTGTAGCCTTGCCCTGATGTTCCAATTCCAACTGTGGCTGTGACTGTACCTCCACCCGAGCCGCCGCTTCCTGCGTTGCCGTCTGCTCCGTATCCGCCACCAGTCGAAGTGATGGAACTAAAAACAGAATTTGATCCCGCCGTGCCAGGGCCACCGCCAACTGCGCCAGTTCCACCGCCTCCGACCGTTACTGTATATGCAATGCCATACGATAATGTTAATGGCGATTCAGCAGACGCACCGCCGCCGCTAGTTCCGGCAGACGTTCTAAATCCTCCAGCGCCCGCGCCGCCGAATCCACCACCCCCGCCGCCACCCGCTACAACAAGGAAATCGGCAGTAATTCCCGCAGCACCACCGGCTAGGAAAAAGTTTTTAGCTGCAAACATTATGGGGTATATCCCTGTGCGATGCTGCCGTACCAGTTCGTACCGTCAGCGATGAAGGTCAGAATGTCCATTTTCCCGGCTGTTGCAGTAATCGTCGGAGCACCCGCAGTACCCCACTTAACGCCGGTAAACGTGGCAGTCCCGTTACCAGTCGAAGCTGCTTGCTTGAGCAACAAGACAAAAGACTTACCAGCGGTTGCTGTGGGCATCGTGAACGTGCAAGCCGTCGAAGCGGTAAGCGTCGCTGTTTGAACCGTTCCATTCGTCAACGCGATGGTGTTCGACGATGTGACCGTACCAATCGCAACCACGCTTTCGACGTAGTTCGTAACGGTCGGATTGTTGACCGTTGGGCTGGTATCCAGCACCATCTTGCCTGTGCCCGTAACCGCATTGGTCAGCGTCACGCCGCCATAGGTCAGAGTCCCGCCGATAGTCTCGTTGCCTGAGACATTTAGATTCGTGAAACTGTTTCCGTTCAGCAGTTGGAATCGAGTGCCATCGTATTCAATCAGCACCACTTGACCAGCCACCATGTCGCCAGCCACTAGCGCAGTTGATCCGGTTCGAGTGATGGATTTAGCGCCGTTGCCGTCAATGTTGATTGTCACCGCGCCGGTGTTGGTGTTGGCAACCACAAATGAAAATTGATTGCCCGCAGCGTAAGCCGTAAGCGCAGGGGTCAATGATCCGGTAAGCGTGTCAGTACCCGTCACCGTGATGAGCTTG